TTATCTCGAAAGCTCCACCAGCACCTCTTCCACTTTTTCCTTAGTCACAACTTCTCCATTCTTTACTTTCTCATGTGGCAACACATAATCAAAAATCTGTCCGTCTTTACGCACGATCGCTACTGTATCGCCTGCGATATATCCATTGTCAATCGCTTGCTTAAACTCGTTGTATGTTAGCATTTTTACTCTCCTACTTATTTATTCGTATTCTCATAGCTTAAATTAACTTTTTAGTATCAATCATTTTGAATTTAACTAGTATCATGGATTTGATACATAAAGTTATTTTCTTTTATTTTTTGGTAAGGTGAACCTCTATAGCTATAGCTGAAGAGCTCACTGTCTTATTATCGTTATATAGCATTAAGTATTTAGACTGATCAAATATTGCTCCAGGTGCGGGCATCATATCGTACCAAAAACTGTCTCCTGAGCTCTCTATAAATTTAATATAGCCTGTCTCGTACGGAGAATTATTGAACTCATACAAATTTTTTCGAGACACTAATATTTTTCTGGTTTTACAATCTAATTCTTGAACAGTGACTTGTTTTTTATTAGTTGTAATATCAAACGAAAGTATATTTTCATTATCTTCATAAACTTTTACTGTAATATTCGGGAACTTACCTTCAATTTGATTTCTATGGTGCTCAGTAACACCTCCGTACATACAAGTTTTTTTGGCATTTTTACAACTATTTCCTTCCGAATAATAGCAGTTATAGTAGTAATTGGAACCAAAAATATCTACATCTTTATTTTTATATTTTGCAGCTAAATCTTTACTATTAAACTCTGTTTTTACTGAATCATAGTTTTTAAGTTTCAAATCCTTAATGGGAAAAATCAAATCATGCTGTAAAAGCTGACCTGTGGATCTTACATTAGTCCCTTCTACAAAATGGTTATCATATAAACATCTCAAATTACCCATAACACCAGTAAATTGGCTAGATTTGTTTAATTGTTCTGGAGTAGGGTCAGGCTGACTACTTGCAAAAACACTAATCGATAATAATTGTGCACAAAAAACTACACATGCTACAACGAGTATTCTTATTCTTTTATTCATTTGGCTACCTCTTATATATTTAAAACGTTATATAGATTATAACGTTAACTTTTCATCTCCCCAATTACCTCAATTCTACACCATTTGTTATTAAAAATCTATAATAAAATTAAATCAATGTTTTAATTTTAAAAGAGATAAAATTGAAATAAAAAAGCAAGAGCCGCTAATGTCAGGCGATTCTTGCTAGTGTGATTATCCTATGAATGTGCAGGGGGATCAGTATAGAGGTAAAAGTGTCTGTATATTAATAATTTTGTATCGCACGAATTAAATCATAGTTGTAATACGGAACATTTCGTTTTACTGAATTATCTTTATCCAACAATCCCTCTCCTACCAAGAAGTCCAAAGCTTTTTTCACTGTTGCTGGATGGAACTCCGTAGCCTCGGCTAACTGTTTTGCAGTTGATACAGGAAAACTAAAAGTAGCAAGCCAAACTGTTTTTTGAGTTTGAGTCACACAAACAGAAAGTCCTTTTTTGGCATGTTCATCCGCATTTCGAATTTTCTTTAAGATATTCTTGGCCATTTGCTCACTAGCATTGAGAAAGAGATTAAGCCATAAGTTCCAATCTGGATTCTCTCCCCTTGTAGCATTAAGCGCGTTATAATAACGAATTCTTTCCTTTTCTAATTCTTCACTAACGAAAAATATTGGGTGTTTTAGAAGCCCCTCCTGAACAGACATCAATGCAATAAGAATTCTCCCAAGACGGCCGTTACCATCTAAGAAGGGATGAATTGATTCGAATTGCGCATGAGCAACCGCAATTCTCAATAAAATATCACTATTAAAGTTAATAGATTCTTGAGTCCTCCCGCACTCTAAACTCGAATGATATTCCCCATTTATAAAAAATTCGAGATTTGTCATAAATGCACCAATTTCGTTTGCGGGAATGGGGATATACGAAGCATTTTCGATATCCTTATCTGGACCAATAAAATTTTGAATCTTCCTAAACTCTCCGCCGTTAGATGTAGTTCCTCTAGCTTCATCAGACATCAAAAGGCGATGGAGATCTTTTATCAACCGTGTAGTTATGACATCGCCTTTTTTTATTTTATGAAAACCAAAATCAATCGCCTTTTTATAATTAAAAACTTCTCGTTGCTGCCAATTTTTGGCACCTACTTTAGCAGTCTCCATTATTTCATGGAAAGTTACTTGAGTCCCTTCTATTCTTGTCGATTGTACTGACTCATTGTAAGATAATAAACTGAGAATCGAAGAGTTAATAATGGATGATTCTAAAACAGCATCTAACTTCCCCAGAACCTTATTTACTATTGCCAGTTTCTTATAAAGGCTTAAGGCTTGCTTATCCTCTAGCAAGACTGGTAACTTTTTTATTCCCTGTAATGCCATAATCCTACTCCTTAAGATATTTTTTGCGTTTTTATATATTATATTTGTTTTTATTTCAAAAAACAAGATAAAATATAATAAAAAACCGCCCAGAAATTATCTGAGCGGTTTTATCTTATCTCGGAGCTTTACCTCCTAAATTGGTTTTTTAGTTGCGGTGTAAGTCACACCGTTGATGGTAATTTCCAAGCTGTCAATAACAACGTCAATTTTATCAGACTGACCGACATCAATGTCGGCCTGTTGGTCGTACTTGGCAAGTGACCCGTTTTCCTGCTCAATTGCTTTTAGCCTGCCAGCCATACCAACAATGTAGCTATCAAATCCGCTTGCAGCATAATCATAGGTTGCACCACCAACCTTAAACATGCCTTTCACAGCCTCGCTGAAAGTCTTAGCACCGCTTACCCTATAAGAGCCATCAGCTCTCAAGAGATAAAACCAGTCCGTCAAAAAGTCGTCAACGCTAGCATAATGCATGTAATGACCACCCTCAACAGCAGGCCTTTCCGTACCTTGCGTTACCGTTATGCCGCTTGGACGGTTGCCTTGGCCAGTCCACGTCATACCTCCCCAATTGTTGTCAGTACGGCCTACAGCAGATTGCCCCCAAAGCCCCTCAAAATGCAACACAGTAATGGCATAACTTGGCAAGATGTCATGCTCTTTACATTTAGCTAGGATTTTATCCAAGACTGTCTTTTTAAGCACAGCACCATTAAACAATAAGTCTCCGTCTTGTTTGACAGCAGGGCTTTGCTCCGCTACTTGTGGTTGTTTGAGCATCTCGTTTACTTTTGCTTGAACGGCATCATAGTTAGTACCAAGTGAGATTTTGCGCTGCTCGCCACTACCATGTTTGCCAGATAGGACCTCTTGAACTAGCTCATCAATGCTTTTATTTGTAGCAGGTTGGGCTTTTGCTCCTGTATAGCGATAAACATAAGAGTACATCCAACCGCTCGCTGCTGCTGTTTGATTGTAGTTATCAATCGTGATGTTATTATTTGCGTAATTGCAGTGGATAATATTGTCAGCATCAATAAACATCACAACGTGACCACCCGCGCCTGCTGATTGCCCACGGAATCCCCAGATAGCAATGTCAGCCCGTTGGCTATCCCAATCCTCATTATCAGCGATTAACTCAAAGCCGTTTTGGACTAGCCAGTCGTGCATATACTCTGTATTGAGTAGCCAACCAGGATTACTAGCTCCTGCATAGATTAAAGCACTACAAATAGCGCTTGAGCAGTCATAGCTATCAGGACCATTACGGCAGTCCATGGAATAGCTGACACGACCCTTTTTTAAACCCATCCAAGCGATAGCTTTTTCGGTATCTACTACCATCTATCATCCTCCTTATCTAAAAATGGATAAAAGATCAGAGCAACAACAGATAATGGCACATACAGTATTGCTATTGCTATAACTAATGCTAATCGTGTGATTGCCCGCATGTCCCCTCCTATTGTTTTGGTTCGTGGTAAGTCAAAGCTTGCTCACTGTCTGACAGGCCTTTCGTGGTTGGATCTGTGACAACACCGAGCAATACCAAAAGCGTTACAGCTGTGTTTGCAATATCCGCGATGTTTGATGGTAGTTTAATACCTAATTGCTGTGCCAGTAAAAAGATAGCTCCTAAAATAGCCATCAAGGTTACTTTGTTTTGTAGTCGTAATTTTAAATTAATCATGCTTCGCCTCTCATAATATCTTTAAGTTCTCTTACCTCACGATTGAGGTTTTTAATTTGCTCTGTCATTGTGATGAGCGTTTTGTTTTGCTCATCATGCTCCTCAAGACGCCTAGCATTTTGCCGAGTGACAATTTTTAAATGCTCTACCTCAGACTGCAACAAAGTAATATCTGTCGCATGCTTGATGGATTTTGCATTAAAAATATTGTAAGTCGTGACGATAGCTAAAATAAAGCCACCAACGCCAAATATCAACTCTGTTGCCATAAACCACCTCTAATCTTGTTTAACCAAATCAGCGTACTTGATAACTGTTACTTTGGCTTCTGACTCTAGCTCCTCTAAGGTTTGTTTGTCATACTCAAATGCTTCGTTAACGTGTACGAAGACTAGGTTCCCTTCGCCTGCTTCACCGTCTTCCTCTTTAGTACTGTCGACCACCGTAAAGACATCATACGCTTGATACTCACCTTTTTTGGCTGGCTCGATTAGCTCAAGCATGCCTTTATAAATGTCAGAATCAATCTTGCCGCCGCTCATTAACATGTGGATCGTTTGTAAGTTAATCATCTTTTGCGTGCGCTCTGCGGACACCTTAGCTAGTCCAGCAGCTGTTTGAGCAGTTTTGGCAGTCTTAGCGGTTTCCTGTGAGATTTTTTCAAGGTCGTCTACCTTTTGCACGGCTTCGCCCATTGCAATTTCAACGTATTCAGATTTTTTAAATTCTTCCAAAGTAGCTTTGATAATCTCTGTGTCATTAGTCGAGATTAAGTCTTGCTTAACAAGTTGAGAGATGACTGAGCCATCCTCAGCAGTGATAATAATATGTGTGCTTGCGACTGCTCCTGTGCTGTCAAATTGTGGGTATTTTCCTGTCACTTTCCAATTTCTCATGGTTATTCTCCTTTTTTACTTTCTTCAAATTGTTCCAAAATGTTGTCGATAAGAATGATTTCAGATGATGTAAATTCATCTTCACACTCTTCTAAAAAGTTTAAAAAGTCAATAAATCGCTTGGAGTACTCACCCCCTTTAATCACAATTTCTTCATCTGCTAGCTCGTTGAGTAGGTCGTTGAGCTCGTCGAGTTTAGCGGGGTCTGCTAGCTTGATGTTTTTGTGCTCATCAATGACAAATTTGTCATCTTTATCCTTAGCTGCATACATATCAATTAAGTCGGTCTCATCTTTTGCATACTCATTGATTTTATCGACTACTTTGGCAAGCAGCTTAGCACGGCCACGATTAGCACGCATATTAGTGATTTTGATTTTGTCTAGTACACGATATAGTGTATTGAGTTCTTTATTTTTTAATGTTAAATCCATTGTTTCTCCTATTAAATTTTGTTGATATGATTATTTAACTCGTTAGTGACCGCATTTGTAAAATTGCCATGAACGGTATTCCAGCCGACGTTAGCTAAGTGCTTCCAACAACGGCCTAAGGCTACTACGGCCGCATACAAGTCATTCATATCGAGTACTTTAGTCATTTTGTCCGGCCTAAATTTAAAGCCTCTATTGATGCTAAAGTCATCTGCAATAAGTACACTATCACCATAAATTTCTGTTTGGTCGACTGCCGCAGTGTGGTTGTAGCCTGTAGCGTGCCTAAAGCAACGCATACCCGCAAAACGTCCAGATGACGCACTGTTGACCCCATCACCAGATGAGGTGATACCTATGGCTGCATAGAGTGCCGAACCTGTATAACCTTTTGGTGTGGCATTACTAAAATGTACAAAAGCAGTGTGTGTGTCGTCCCTGCGGACCAGAGCGTTATCACGACTGTTAAAGTTGATGGTCGCATTACTATTAAAATCCATCTTAGCCGAGCTAAGATCAATAAGCATAGCGCCATTACGAGCTTTGATGACTTTGCCCTCGAGCAAATCAGTGATAGCATAGCCAATTTTAGCTTTGATAAAGTTAGCGTCTAAACCAACGATACTACTTGCGTTAAGGTTAATTACTCTAATCCTAGCAGCGTCAATCGTGCCTGCAATAATCTGATCAGCCCTAATCTTGATAGCCTCTGCTATCTTTGTGGTAAAGGTGCCGTTGACAGTCGTATTGCCATCGAGAGCGATGTGTTTACCTGCGATTGTTACTCCGTAGGAGTTGAGGTTAATTGCTGAGATAATCTCATTACCAGACATTTTGGCATTAATGCCGCCAGCCTTTTGGATAGCTAATTTAATGCTGTCTCCAGACTGGTTAATGATTGACATAACTCCGTCACGAGTCACTCGCTGGTCTATTTGGTATTGCAGCTGCGTAAAGCGTGATTGGATTTTACCAGTCGGGGACCCCACATCACTCTGCAAACCTCTAACTGTATGGGTTAAGCTACTGTAATTATCTTCCGCATCCTGCAAACGACGCTGATAACTCTCTAGGTCTTGCTGCACACGACTGACAGCACCTGTCCTGTCTCTAATCTCTTGTGAGATTTGGCTAGCTGTTGACTGCTGTACAGCTCT